GGTGAGGTGAGAAGCGTATTTTTTTACTAGTCGTTACTTTTAACTCTATGGTAAAAAATCCTTTTTTATCACTATATCCAAGTATATCTGGGATGCCAGCAGATGCCCAACTTTCTAGCCTTATCAGGGAAAATCCGTTGAGTTTTTCTTTCGTTTCTAGCCAAAAGGCTGACTCTGATTTCAAAGTAATTACTCCACTAGAATTAGCATGCGATATTTCTCTTTTGCACCAATAATTTGATTCTCTACCAACTTAATTTCTTTGATATTAAACTCTCGTTGCAAAGGATTTCTACCTTGCGGCAATACCATTTGAACTCTTGCATGACTACCAACAGGACTTGCACAGAACTTTTCCAGCACCTGCATGAGAGACTTTGTTGTGTATGATGACATTGTCTAGTGTATTGTTTGTCGGTTGATACCTGTAAGGTGTTCAAATATTTCTAATTGCTCTGGTGTCATAGTTTGTAGTATTGGCAAAATATGTTCTGACCTGAAGAAGTGAACATCTTGTTTTTGCAAGATTTCCATTGCTTCTTTGAGCTGTTGTTTGAATTCTTCTTCATCCTTTTTGTTTTTAAATGACATACCATTCATATTATAGCTTACCTCTTTTCTTTCAAGTGTGAAGTGAAGAACCAGACTAGTTAGTGATTTTAGGAGGAACACGTTTGTGACTGTAAAGTCAGTTAATAAAAGAAGGGTTCCTCACTTCGAGTAAACCATTATCACAATTTACTTGCTTTTACAATATATATTTTTTATAAGAACCTATGGGTTTACCAAAAATATTAACAGAACAACAGATGAAGTTTGCTACATTGCTGGTGACCAATGAAGGTCGTAAGTCTCCAACAGAGTGTGCTATTGAAGCTGGATATGCAGAAGGCTCCGCACATGTAAGAGCTTCTGAGTTACGCAATCCTAGAAAGTTTCCTTTGGTTGTTAAATATATTGATGAGATAAGATCAGAACTACAAGAAAAATATAGAATAGATTACGGTTCTCACATCACAGAATTAGCTAGACTTAGAGAAGAAGCTAGAGAAAAAGGCGCTTGGTCTGCTGCAATCAATGCAGAAGTTGCCAGGGGTAAGGCCGCCGGATTATACATTGAGCAAAAGATTATTAAACATGGTAAGCTGGAAGACCTTAGTGAAAGAGAATTAGAAGCTAGATTATCTGAGATTATCGAGGATAATAAATTATTATTAGAACATGAAGACGTAGAAAGTTTAAAAGATAAAGTTAAAAAACCTACTGAATTAAAATTAATTAAGCCCGTCGAAGAAGTTCTGGAGTCGGATTCTTAATAGCTTCTAGAATTTCAATTTTAATGACAACACCCTTGGGTATAACCTGAGCCCTGCCATATAAATCATCTTCATCGTAATGGTCTTTGTCTGCAGTTATTGTAATGCAATCTGTATCTTCTTTAATGAGGTATCCTAATGAAGAAACAGTGCAGGGTTTACTATCCATGAGTTCTTCTTTGCTTTGCCAGCCGGACAAACTGCACTCATTCGTATCTAACCAAACAACATTTACCATCCTCATATTCTCACTATAAGGGAAATTTTTAGGTAATCCAATTTTTTTATAGAAAAACAAAAAACCTCTTCGCGCCAAGCTAGGAGCTTGAAAAAGCTTGATAAATATAGCTTTTTGAAAATCTACTCTACCACGTCTACCACGGCCGTGGTAGACCAAAATCGTGCTATTATTGTTGAAATATATAGTGTTTTCTTACTCTACCACCACTACCGGGGGTTTCGACCATATTTT